GAATGCGATTGTATGTGAACCATCGTAATTTATTTCTAATGCAATAAAAGCACCCTCTACAGGATTACTAGGAGCGGCAAAAGTAGTGTTTTCAGTTGTTAGATGATATGCGTTAGGTTTTGCCTGAGAATCCCAAGCTACCGCATTTGATGATGATGTTAATGCTTGTTGTGGAAAGTAAGCAAGATCATTAAATTTTATTGCTCCTGTTCCATTTGTTGTAAATTGAATATGACCATTAGCACCATCTTCAAGAGTAATATTACCAGCATTTGTGCCATTGTTTGTGTTTAATATTAAATCTCCTGTTCCTTGTGTTGTAAGAGTTGCATTTGCATTGTTATCGCCAATCTGTACTGTATCAGCACCTAAATTTACATCTCCTGTGCCATTTGGAATAATATCTATATCTGCATTTGAAGTAGATACTATGTCGTTTCCATTGACATCTAAATTACCACCTAATTGTGGTGATGTGTCATTTACTAGGTCTGATGCAACAGCACTATCAATAAAATTAACTGTGTTAGCTGAAGTATCTATAGTTGCTAAAGTTATGTCGTCTGAACCATCAAAAAATTTTAATGATAAACTATTTGAACCAGCATTTGTCGTATCTAGCCAAATTGTTCCTGTTGTTGCAGAACTTGGTCTTGATGTTCCTGAATTATTAGAGTTGATAGCTGATAAAACTGTGTTTAAATCTGTCCTAAAATTTGGGAAAGATTGATTCGCTATTGTAAAATCTGATGCTTGTGCCATATTTTCTTATACTCCTTTTAAAATCCTTTTGCAATAAAATCAAAAGTTCTTGAAATATTAGTTCCACTTGAATTTTTAAATAATACGTCAAAACTATTAACAGTTTTGTTAGAAACTGTAAAGAAATCTCCTGTTTCCATATTCTCAGCAGTAATTCCAACTGCATAATTTGTACTCTTAAATGGAGTTGAAAATGTTACTGTTTTTGTAGAAGTTCCTGACGAAATATTATCTTCACTAAATATTCTGTCAGGCATATCTACTGTAACTGTTGCTTCCTGAACAACCGCAGTTGAAGCTAGATCGCTTGATGTTAAAACAAGTCTAAATTTTAAATATCTCGCTGTGTAATTACCTATAACAAAAGTTTGAAAAGATGTAAAAGTCGAATTATCATCTGAAGTTGCAATTTCTAAATGAGCATCACAATTAGCTGGTGTATCTCCATCAAAATTAGACTTAGCATCATCGAAATCACCTGATCTATTGTCAAATAAATCGTCAGGGTTTCTAGCTGTTTGTGTTAAAGATGCTGTAACTCTAACAGTATGCTTTGCACCAATATCTATTACATTAGCAAACTCATAATTACCTGATGCTAAAAAGTCTGCATTTGCAACACCTGAGTCAAAAAATCTAGTTGTTTCATCATCAAAATTTCCTGATGCAGAATCAAACAACTCACTAGAATCTAATATTATTGCGTCATCTGATATTACAACATTGTTTTTAGTTCCAGCAAATGTAGGGTGTTCATTAACTGTTGAAACAGCATTAAAGTTTGTAACACTTGTAACATTAGAAATAACTGCTGTTGCGTTTGAACTAAAGTTTCCTAATTTATCTACAGCTTTTATCAAATATGTTCCAACTCTTGCTGGTACTGTAATTGATGTAGCTGGTCTTGAAACTTTTGTGACTAAATTAACAGAGTTTAACCATTCAGCAGTTCCATCGGTTTTATTAGAAAATCTTATTTGATAAAATGCTAAATCTAAATCTGATACTGCATCATAACTCAAATGTGCATCTGCACCTGAAACATTACAAGTAAAGTTTTCAACATCTGATGGTGGAGCAATAGCACCGATTATTGTTCTTTGTGCTGATACATAAGTTGATGAAACTCCTAAAGTATTTACAGCTTTTACTCTGACATCATAAGTTGATTGGTCAATTACATTTAAAACTCTATGGTTAAGTCCTGAACCTTGTGCATAAATAATAAAATTAGAATCTGTGCTTAGTTTGTATTCTACTTGGTAAAAATCTATAAAACTGTCAGGTGATGCACCTATAGCAATATCTAAAGCTACAATTACAGTTCCATCATTATACTCAATAAGTTGGTCAGACAATGTAACACTTGCTGGTGGTTGTATGGTAAATGGATTTGGTAAGTTTGTTGATGGTGTAGATGAAACTTGTGTCTTACTTGCAAATGTATAATGACTAGCTTGGTATTCTATAAGTGCTAAAGAAATTGTAAAATCTTCATTAAATGTAATACCCATAACTCTAAATGCTTTTGCAGAAAATCCTAATGATGCGTGAGTAATATTGACTATATCTCCTATTGCTAAATCGTAAGCATTAAACCCTACATTTATTTCTAATGATAAAGCTTCTCTTGATCTTCTTAAAATTATCTCTGCCATTTCTTCAGCTTGATATGGAGAAGTTAATGTCTTGAAGTCAAACTTGCCCTCTAGTAAGAAACCCCCATCAACTGTTTTCATTTGTGCGTGTCTGTCATTTGACGATAAACCACTATCATCAACAGGTGGAAACTGAACTTCATCTACTTGAAAGTTTCTATCAGGATTTACAAATGAAACTATAACTCTATTGTACTTATCATTTTTACTTGGACTTGCTAAATTATATCCACCTATAATATCATCTTCTGTAAGTGTAATAGATGCTGACCCTGTGGTTTCAATAATTAATTTATATTTTCCACTTGTATATGGTAAAAAACCTCTGCACCCTTTTAATATCTCTCTTACATTATCAATTACTTTTTTTGATGTATCTAAGACAGCATTACAATCAAATAAGTTTATATCGCTTCCACCTGAGAATGGTGTAACTTGTGTATCACAAACAACAGAAGCATCTCTAAAACTTTGTAAATCAATATCGGCAGTTGGTATCCCTTTTCCATATCTTTCGTTTCTTAAATAATCTAATAAACAAAAAGCTGGATTAGCTGAAAATGTTGGTGATGATTCAACTAAACTTGAATTAAGTGTAACTATTTTTTTACCTTGTACTTTAGCTTGAACTTTTGGAATACTACTAAATGCGTCTTGATTCCAAGTAAATCTAATTGCTAAATATGCTAAACCAGACAATTTGTGGTTCGAACCCCAAGAAGATAATGTCGATAATAAACTTGATGCACTTTGTCCATCAGAACCAAAATGCGGTTCTAATCTAATTAAACTTGCAGAGTTTTTATAAAAATTACTATCTGAACTTGCTACCTCAACTGCTGTATTGTCAGCTAAACTAGATGCAAATGTAACTACTTTATCATCGACTCTTATTTCTGTGATACCATTTATTTCACCCTCGCACATTACAAGAGCCATATATAAGTAAGTATTATCTGTGCCTGAAGTTTCCATAAAAACTCTTACACCACCAATGAGTCTTTCCCCATAAATTATTGGCACACTTGCATCATTACTTTGTTTATTAAGTAATATACCTTTTTCAAAATCATCAAAATCTGTTGTACCAAAATCAGGAATATCAATATCTGGCATTAACCAAGATAAAGGTTTTGTAATTATTTTAACTACAGACTTAAATACTTTTGTTACTGATTTGAATATTTTTTTAAATGGCATTATGGTCTTCCCCACTTAATATCAAGAACAGTTTGACTTGAAAAATCCATACCAACATCTGTTGAAAAAAATCTTTGTTGTGATGTATTATTTGTTTTACGACCAGATCGTTTTTCAAAGTCAGCCCAATGCGATACTATACCTAAATTTACTGTGCTTTCGTTTTGGTTTTCATTAATTGAAAAAGTATCTATTTGACCATCATACAATAAAAATGGGTCTGCTATCAGAGCATTTGAATCGTTTAAAAAACCTCTAAATATTTTAACACTATCATTAACTACATTCTCATTTAAACAAGTAGATATAAATGTTTGGTCTGCACCTGATAAAGTTAATGTTAAACTTGTTTTTGTAACATCTGTTTCTTCTGTAAAATTAGAAACACCTAAAATAAAATCTGATGATGAATATGTGACACTTGAACCTGATACAGAACTTGTAAGTGGAAAAGAACAATCTGTTATATTTACAGGAGTTCCAAATCCAATAGTGATGAGATGAACTGGTCTAATATCATTTGTCGCTAGTTCGTTTTTTACTGCTGTCGTTAGTGATCTCGTCATATTTTTCGTAACTTCTTCTGTTTATCTTTATACCATCAAAAACTTTAAATTTAGCAGTTTTTGTTGGTTCGTTATATTTACCTAAATCATTGGTAGTAAAGTCAATGTTTTCTTCATCTATTATTTCTTCTGCGATAGCATCAACATTAATCCAATATTTTACTTTATATTTCATTATAAAGCTTCTTCAACATCTAACTCAAACTGATATAAAAGGTTTCCATCTTTATCAGCACCTACAGCACCAAATTCTTGAACATCATTTGTAAGATGAACTGTAAATGGAACATTGTCGTAAGTAACAACCGAGTCATCTGCAAGAGCAGTAGTAAGGGGTGGTTCTATTGTTACAGTAGCCGCATTAGACGAACTTGTAACATCTGAAACAACCATATAAACTTTATCGTGTGATGCAAACTTAATAAAATCACCAGCTTTAAATCTACCAGCACCATCACTAGCAAAAGCATCCATAGCAATAGTCGTATCACCAACTGCGTGAACTCCATTAACTAATACTGTGCCTGTTTCACTTCCTCTAGCATCTTCTATCTCAGGTGGGATTATTGTAAAATTTTCTTTTCTTGATCTTTGCTTCATAATAAAAGCCATAAGTTCTCCATAAACATCTGACCTTTTTGCTGTAATTATTTTTGCAGTAAAAGCAAATCTTTGACCATCAATTTGTCTTGCAAGTTTTTTACCTGAGTCTGATTTAGATAAAATAGTTTTTTGAATGGATTTAATACCCATCGTTTGAAATTTTGCGTTTGATATTGGAAAAGCACCTGACATTAAATTATGTTACCTTGACCCCTTTCGTTGACAGCTTGATTTATAAGTTGTGATATAGTTCCTCTTGATCTTATAAGTAAATCTTCAAATCCACTTGCATCAACAGTGTTGATATTAAAATTAACACTTACAGGACTACCACTTGTTCCTCTTGCTGATTGTGTTATTTGTCCTGATGAGTTTGGTATAAACATCTCAGCACCTCTTTCTCCTACTATCGTTGGTTGTCCTTTTCTAACTGCACCACCACTAGCAAAAAATGGTAATTTAAAACCACCAGAGAAAAAACTAAATGCACTACCGAGTGCTTGTTTTTTATTATTTCTATCAATTAATCTTCCTTGCTCTACTAATTTTTTATTTTGATTATCTAAAAGTTTTTCTTTAACTTTATTTAAAGCAATATCTATAGCCATTCGAATACCTAACTCAATAAAACCAGCTAATATTCTAATTAAAGCATCTTGTGCAATTTTTTTTAAACTTTCTCCAAGATTTTCACCCAACACTATTGTTTTTGCTATTGCTTCTGATGTTCTTGTAATTCCTGAATTGACTCCCTCAACTATAATATCTCTTATCTGACCCATTTTAGTTTTCATTTCTTCTATTGCTTTTTTGTTAAGTTCGTTAAATTTATCTATAGCTTTTTGCGTGGCTGATGGAATTTTTACAGATAGTTCGTGTTCAAACTCTCTTAAAACAATAAGTGAATTGTCAAAAGTTTCTTTGTACTTTTGATTCATTATAGCAAGTTCTCTAGCTGTATCTCTTAGTGAAATATTTTTATCTACTGCATCTGATAATCCCTCAATAGTTTTATCTATTTGTTTATTTAATGCTAAAAAAGTTGCTGTTGTTGCAGCTACAGATGCCGCAACTAATGTTAGACCAACACCAGATAAAGCCGCAAGACCTCTTAATCCAGCAAGTACAGGAACTATAGCTTTTCCTAAATTAATCATAAAAGCTACAATCTTAATAGCTATTAATATTTTGAAAGCAGTAATAATTAAATCTACATTTTCTTTTAATACTTTAAAAATATTTACTAAACCCTCAACTGCTTTTGCAAGTGTTACACCAAATCCTATTGCTATTCTTTCAATAGACTCCGAGTTATCAGATAAAAATTTATCTAAATCACCAAACTGTCTTTTTAATTGAGAAAAAAAACCAGCATCTAGTAATGTTTTTTTGAAAGCAAAAATTTTATCACCTAACATTGATAAAGTTCCACCTAAAGTTTGTGCTAAATCATCTGTTGCTTTTCCAAATCTACCACCTCTACCAAAAACTCTTTGAAATGCTTTTGCTGTTTCTTCTATTGAAACTGTTGCACCAGCTTGGAAACCAAGCATATTTCTAACACCTTTTTCTCTAAATAAATCTGCTGCACCAATACCAGCACTAAATGATCTCTGTATTTGTTCTGCTGTAGTTCTAAAATCTAATCCTGTTACAGCCGCAACATTACCTGTTATTTCTAACATATTTTGTAAATCTTTTGCGTTATCTGTAACTGTTGCTAATATACCTGAACCTGATTGTATTTCTTCTAGTGAAAAAGGAACTCTTGATGCAAACTTGACCATATTGTCAAAAGCTTTTGCACCCTCATTTGTATCTTTTAATAAAAATTTTAATCTTACTTGTAAATTTTCTAATTCTCGTCCTGTGTTAGCAAGGTTTCTAATTACTAAACCAGCACCTAAACCAAGAAAAGCATTTTTTAAATTAAATACAGCACCTCTTACTTTTGCAAGACCACCTTGTAATCCTTGTAATGCTCTTGTAGCTTTATCTCTTGCTACTATATCTATGAATAGTTTTTGACTTGCCATTATTTATATTTCCTTGCTTCTGCTAGACTAGATTGTTTTTTATACTCATCTTGCTCTTTTTTCAAGTAAGCTATCCAAAGATTATAATGGCTGACAGGCATATCTAATACCTTTTGAATTGGAAGTTTAAGTCTATCAGCAACCACTAACAAAGAATATATGTCAGGGTCGCTTTTTACTTTTTTTCAGCTTCCTCTAGTGATGTGTCTGCAAGTATCTTATTTGCTATTGATGCAATAACATTTGAGTCTGCTTTCTTTTGTAAAGCAAGTTTATCTAATGGGTCAAAAGCTTTTACTAAATCACCCTTGTCATTCTTAACTAATAACTTCATCATTAATAAATCAACAAGAACTGTTAAATCTTGAAAGTTACTAGATTTCTTAAATATTATGTTTTTTTGTTCAAGTGTTAAAGGTTCTGAATAAAATACAGATGGATTACCTTGTTCATCTCGCCATTCAGGAACTTCAATAGTTATTGTTTGCAAAGACTCAAAATGAGTTTTTACTCTATCTATAATTGACATAAAATATTATTATGCAGTTCCTCTAGTTAATGTCCCTGTACCTTGAAAAGTAACTGATCTTGTAGTTATACCATCTAATGTAACATTGACACTCATTCCTGTAATGATACCTGATCCTGAAAAAATCTCATCTCCTGAACCATCACCCTCTGCTCCTAATACAAAAGATATAGAAGTTCCAGCAGTTAATGTTTGTTGAGGAGAATCAGTTTCATCATAACTCATTTCTAAAGTTCCTGAAAATGATGATCTTCCAGCTACAAATGATTTTGTTGAATCAGATAGTTGAGTGTCCTCTACTACATCAGAAGTAGTTTCAAGTGTAAAACCAGTAAGTTCACCTATACCAGTTCCACCAGCTTTAACTACACCCTCTTTTCCGTGATGTGTTGCCATGATTTGTTTTCCTTTTTACTTGTTTGCTTATTTTGTTTATCTTGCTTCCAACCTAAATCTAAAAAATTATCAAGCTGAGATTCATTAATAGTTATCTCATTCCCATCTTTGTATAATTTAATATCTTTAGCCATAAGTCCTTTTATTAGTTTTCTTCTTCTTCGTCAATATCTTCATCGTCTAAATCTTCGTCAAAATCTTCTTCTTCATCAATATTGTCATCTTCTTGATCTCTTAACTCTGCAAGTAAATCTTTTATTTCCTCACACATTAAAGATTCTTTATCGTGCAATTTTTCTACACTATCTATCTTCTTTTCTATTTTATCAATTATTTTATCTTTGTTCATATTATCTCCTATGGTGTTCCAGCTTGAAACTCGTAAGTACACCTAATAGTCATTCTTATACCACCTATTGGAAACAATGTACCCTCGTCTGTTTCTACAGATATAACTTCTGTATCAAGTGCATTACCACTTCTTGTAATATCAGATTCTAAGGCAGTTTCAATAGCAGTAATCAACTCATTTCTTTTTGTGTCAATATTAACTTCTGCACCTTTTACAAATCCTAATATAAGAAAATCAATAGTACCAATCCTTGTTTTTGCACCATCCCCTAATTCTTGATCTTCTCTAGTTTCCTCAGATGTTTGTACTATTACTGCTGGATATTGTTTATCTGACAATTCATCTAATTGGAAAGGTTGTCTTGTAGCTTTGATTATATCAGGACTTGATATTGCTGATATAACAGTAAGTAGATTAGATGCGATATTTTCTCTTTTACTCATATTGCTTTCTCAAATTGTTGTTTTACAAATCTATTGAATTGCTTACTTATAATCTTTTCTGTCCTATCATTAAAGCCAAAAAACTCTCTTTTTGGTTCATTCAATACTTGATTAAATAATGCTCTTTGTGCCATCTCTGAGTTAGAAAAACCAAGTGTTATTTTGTTTTTGCCTGTTTTCTTTACTGTTCTTGGAGATGGTGTTAATGCACCTAACATTCTACCAGAATAAAATAAATCTACTTTGATTGGTTTTCCCTCTCTTTGTAATTGTTTTAAATAACCATCAGAATATGGTTCAAACTTCCTATCTCTAAAATCTATACCTTTTTGGGTTTTAGTTCTAATAATATCTAATAATTGAAAACCACCTTGTAATATTCCTTTATCAATTATCTTTGGAAATTTTTGTTCGAGTCGTCTAAATCGTTTTTCAATAGCTTTAGAGTTATTTCTAATTTTAACACTTAAAGCCATTATCTATTCAATCGTCTATATCCGTGTAAAGGTTCTCTTTCATTAGATACAATTGACCCATCTGCTGTTGAATCATA